CATGTGTTTCCCACAAAGTAACCTATTCATGCCACGCATAGAGTGCCATCCAGTAAGTCCTGGTAAGGTTGTCCTGGACACAGCATAATCATACTGTTCCTTCAGAGACTTGTAGCGGATACCGCTTTCATGTTTCTGTCCAGGTAACGTAACGGTTAGAACTCCAACTTGGATATCGTTGCCGAAATAGTGTTTCGCCACCTTCAACCGTTCCTTAATTTCATGCGCCCTTTTGCCTGCTCTCTTTCGTTCGCAACTTGGGCAAGCAAGCCATCGGGCGCACTTGTGTTTCCAGGCCTCGTCCGGTCGTCCGAGCCATGCTCCTTTACAAATCGCCAGTCCCACTTTGTCGTGGTTCCTGTCAACACTGCCCGAACTAAATGTCACTCTTCCTCGCCACCGCAACCATTCTGCTTGCATCCAATTGTCGATAACCCACAATTGGGGCATCCGTTTCGTGCTGTATTTTCCTCGGCCATAAAGAGGCCTAACAAAAAATAACATTTAGCAAGTTCGGTATACAAACAAGTAAGAAAACTATTTTGATACTTTTCTTATTCAACGGTGGAATGAATATAGAGACCACCGTAAACTAAACCAGCTCCAAGAACCTCGTCAACAACGGGAATTGGATCTGGTACCATCAATATGATGACTCCTGTTCGAATCATATGATTAGCGACCATACGTAAGGCAAAATTACGGTATGTACGAGGAGTACCGTAACCAGACAAAGACTGGTCGACTCTCGTCGTTGCCTCCTCGGCTTTTGCCGAATTGCGCCCTCGTTCCGGGCGCTCGGCTGCAATCCCGCCGAATTTAGAAGATGGAAGTGAGGTGCTGTCTTCCGTAGAACATTCTACGAGATGACCACCAATTTCAAAGTATGACGTCATTCAACCCATTCCTCCAAACATGTATTGCAAATGCAATGTTTTACACTGTACATTTCAACTGGAAATGTTGTAACTTCTCCTGAACCGCAACGTGGGCAGAGTTCAGGTAACATCAGTAACGCTTCCGATATCTACGAGATTTCTTCACTGGAGCTCTTACGAGCTTCTTTGTAGACTTTCGTTTATTCGTGTAGCGGTAACGCATGAGCTTACCGTTCTTACGAAAGGTCTTACCATAATTGTACTTGGCCATCAAAAACACACTCCGTTAAGTTGTGCCAAGATGCGGTCACTCACGCCAAGGACGTGGAGGAGTCCGATACACAAGAGGTACTCTAGGCGATTCGCCTTGAGATGGTTAATGACAGATGCGGTAGTAACCGCAGTCTTGACTGCTTCAGTAGTTGGATCTGTTTTCAACATAATATCACATCTCCGTCATAGGTTCACAGAGGTAGCCCCTATGATTGCCAGGAACCAAATTAACTTGAATCACTACGTTAGCATTGGTTTCATCGGGTGTCCAATCGATTTTAATTAAACCACAAGGGAAATTACCACCCTTAAGCATTTGAGTTCCAACACCTTGACCAGGAACACCGGAACTCGAATAAATTTGAACAACATCATGCCATTCCAAACTAGCCATTTGGTTGGCACCACCAGGATACATAGTATCAACATGAACACCATCATTCTCGAAGGGATAAGGTGCGATATTATTCTCAGTAATCATATCTGTAAGTACATCATCCATTTGTTCTGTACCATCATTAAACATAGCTCCAATCCAATTCTCTGGAGTAGCATTGTTTACGTCTGCAGAATCTGCAGGAACGTTAGGGTCTAAGACATCTGGAAGTCCACGAGAAGCAGCATATCCCTCAATAAGAGATACTGCATTAAATCCAGTGACAGCAGAAACACCTGGATAAGAACCTCCAACAGCTATAATCTCGCTTTCAATAGTTGCACCTTCAGTAGCACCTGCAGCAACAGGGTGAACTACCTTCGAAGGAGTCCATTCACCAGGTGTAGTAGCAACACCAGACAAAGACTGAGGTATCATGTTCGAAGGAAAACCTGCAGCATGATGAGTAGAATCAGCATAAATTTTGAAATCAAGAAATTTAGGTCTAATCGATGGTTGCTCTTCAAGAGCTTCTTTATTCATTCTGTTCCAAGCTCGAAACCCTTTTTCCCAAGCATTGGACATAACCCAAATGTTAGGAAGTTTCGAAACCACAACCAAACCAGGTTGCAATGAAAATACCTTGATACTGGCAACTGCCCAGTTAATTCCTTGACGATAGAATCTCCTATTGGCCAAAGATGCAGCCTGTGACAAATCAATATAATTTGTTTCAGTAACACCAGCACCAGGTGTACCTGTTGCAAATGTTAAAGTTTGAACTGCAGGTTCAATTTTGTTACCTTTTTTCGAGTAGCGTCTCTTCGCCATACCCTTCAGGTAACGTATCAATCCTATATTGGTTTCGACCAAAAGGTCTTGATAACCGAGGATTGGTAAACATAAATTCCTCCACTTCTGGCATCATATGTTTAGGTGCTTTGAACGGTTTTGTTACGTAAGCAACTTTAGAGCTATACTGAATGAGTTTATCCAACTCATGTGATTCACAGTAATCTAAAGTATAGCGAGAACCGTATCCAAGTTTAGCCAGGGCCGAACAACTACGTCCCTTGTTTTCCTTCTGAAGCAATAGCTCTCCGTCAACCTCTACGTGATAACTAGTTTCCTTAAGCCGATCGAGTTTCTCCGGTCCGAAGAACAGACTGTGCATATGCACATTCCACCAACTTTTGTTGTTGTTATAGGTGAACTCGAGAAAATGAGTTCCACCATCTGCACCAAGTCCATAATCCGTATGTCCTTGTTTCATGTGTTTCCCACAAAGTAACCTATTCATGCCACGCATAGAGTGCCA